AACTCGTCTAGAAGATCAAACTCGTCTAGAAGATCAAACTCGTCTAGAAGATCAAACTCGTCTAGAAGATCAAACTCGTCTAGAAGATCAAACTCGTCTAGAAGATCAAACTCGTCTAGAAGATCAAACTCGTCTAGAAGATCAAGCTGATATAATTTTAAAAGCAAACAACTCAAAAATGTAGTTATGAGAGTTTAAGTTGTCTCCAGATTATTTAAATATATAATGATTGATTTGTAGCCACATATTTAAGTGTTAATTTTGGTATATCTTTTACTTTTTGCAAAAGACTAATATTTTGAATTTGCAAAGATTCACAAATTTTTTCAAATTCAGCTGCTATATTATTTATTTTCAATATTGCTTTTACAAATTCTCCTAAAAATATTTCTTTTTCTGTTTTCATTTTATCTATAATTATTTTACAAGTAAGTTCATCATCTGATTTGCACCATTCATACATATAATCTAGTAATTCATATTGTAATGTATAATCTGTGCCAGTATCTAACTGATAATCATATTCTAAATCATAATATTTATTAATATATTTTGTAATTGATTCTGTCATTTTTTTTATAATTAAATCTTTACATTCTGGAAATTGTAATCTATTATCGTTTGTAATAGATATATTAGTAAAACAACTAAATAAACAGACTAATTGTATAGTAGATATATTAGTAAATCCATTTGTTTCTTCATATAAATCGGCTAGTGCTAGGGAATGAACTTCTTGTAATTGCATTGCAACAATTGCTTTATTAGATAATGCCATTGTAAAATCTATAAACTTAGCATCTTTTAATATAGATAAGATATTATCTATATTTGTTTGAATATAATTAACAGCATTTAATTTAAATCCATTGTTTTTCTCCCTTTCATCTTTAAATTCTTGAAGTTCTCTATATTTTTTAATGTCATTTTTCAAAAACTTATGGGTTTCTTCTAAAAGTGCAATTTCTTTTTGTAATTTTTTTTTATCTTTATTAGAAACCATAATTATTTTATTTTGAATACTAAAATATTTTGTTAAAATTTCTTTTGTGGTTTTACATTTATCAGGATTGTCTATTTCATTTTCAATACTTAAAATCTTGTTATTTAATTCTTTTTGAATTCTATCATAATTATTAATTTCTTTTGTAATATCATTCTGTATAAAACTTTTTTCCATAAATGTTATTAAATTATTATCTATTGAATGTAATAAATTACTACTATTTGCTGATAGAATATTAAGAATTAAATTAAATGAAATTTTGAATTGTGATGTAAGCATCTTTGGTGCTCCAGTTAGCATTGTACGATATTCATTACATGAAGATTCCATTTTAAATAAATTATTACAATGAATAACATGCCCAACAGTATCAATGCCTCGTCTACCAGCCCTTCCGGCCATCTGGGTATATTCATGTGATAATAATTGTCTCATGTTATTTCCGGAAAATTTACTCAATCCTGTGAAAATAACTGTTTTAGTTGGCATATTAATTCCAACAGCAAAGGTTTCCGTTGCAAATAATAGTTTAATATATTTTTTCTCAAATAATAATTCTACCATCTCTCTTAAAATAGGCATTACACCAGCATGATGTATTGCAATGCCTTTTTGTAATAATGATATCATTGTTTTATATTCTTCCAAATTAATATATTCTTTATAATTTTTTAACTTTGAAATCAATATTTTCTCACATTCATGTTCAATGATGTGTGGAGTTTTATCATCTTTATCAAATAGTGATTGTGTAATTTCTTTAGCACATAATTCTACATTTTTTCTGGAAAATACAAAGCAAATTGCTGGTAGCATATTTTTTCTAGATAAGAATTTCACTAATTCATTTAATACATATTGTCGTTTAATATAAATTTTATTTTTTTGAAAATGATTTAATATATTATAAATTTTATAATAATTTATTTCATTAAATGTACCATTTGAACTAGCTAATTCAATAAGTTTATTTAATGTATTTTTATACTTTTCCTCATATGGTGTATTTTTTCCAGATTTAATTATTGATTGGTGAACTGTAATCCATCCATAATGTGTTAAAGGTACAACACGCTCATATGTAGTTGTCATATATAAATCTCGTTTTTTTCCACATTCGATATCCGATTTTGTTAAATGCTTATTTTTTTCTGTTTCTATCCAATTTGCAAATATTTCAGGTTTTTCAATAGTTGCAGACAACATAATAAGTTGTACTTGTGGAGGAAGAAGTAATATAGATTGCTCCCAAACAGACCCTCTATCTCGATCTCCGATATAATGTACTTCATCAAATACGACTGCTCCTAATTCAGTTTCAATATCTATATCAAAATGTAGATTTATTGGAGAAATATCTTTTATATCTTCACTTTTAATATTACTTTGATTGATTTTTTTAGTAAATAATGTATTTCGTAAAATTTCAGTAGTCATAATAAGAACATCCGCTTCAGGATTATCTTTTACATCTCCGGTTAATATACCAATACTAATATGTGGAAATTTTAATTTGAATTCATAATATTTTTGATTACATAATGCTTTAATTGGTGCTGTATATATTACTTTTTTATTTTGTTCTTTGAAAAACTGTATAGCAAACTCTGCAGGTAGAGTTTTTCCTGATCCAGTATGTGCTGTAATTAAACTATGCTGACCATTTACAATCGCATAAATCGCCCATTTTTGAAAATCACTTAATGGATATGGAAATTGTTCAAAATAATTTTGATATTTTTCATCTTTATTATTAAACTGATCTTTACAATGAATAACCATTATTATTATTAATAATAATAGTTTTATTTATTCAATTTTAATATAATAATTAAAACTCTAAATTATCTTTTTCTATGCCTTGTTGAGCTTCTAGATTTACATTTTCTAGATTTACTTTTTCTAGTTTTACTTTTTCTAGATTTACTTTTTCTAGATTTACTTTTTCTAGATTTACTTTTTCTAGATTTATTTCCCCCACCCAACCACTTATCATCACTCAAATCTGATTCTGCGTAAGTGTGTTGTGCTGTTTCAAAATCTGTAAGTGGTATATCACCCATCGCCGCTATGTCGTGCATTGTTTCTACATAACCGGGTCTTCCCGGTGCATAAGTTCTTTCTGCTGCAGCATGTTGGGCACGACGTAGCCCACGCATTGAACCCACTATCCCTCTGAAACGTCTTTTCAGTTGTTTATTACGTAATAACCATTCTTGACCTCGTCCCGGTAGATCTGACTCTCTCCACCTCCTAAAATTATCATTGTAAACCACATCAGGGGGCGGCTGAACTCCATTCCTATAGATATATAATGGTTCCACACCGCCATCGGCAAAAAGCTTTTCACGATATAGATTATATGCCTTTTGGGCTTCTAACATCAAATTTGGGGGAAATTCTTCCATATAATATAAAAATATTAAATATTACATAAATATTAATATATTAATAACTATTAATATCTTTTATATCTTCTAGATTTTCTATGTTTTCTAGACTTTCTATGTTTGTTAGATTTTTTGTGTTTTCTAGATTTTTTATTTTTTCTAGTTCCTCCTGAACTAGTTTTATGTATCGGAGTAAACAATGACCTTGGTTTCTTTGTCATTTTTCTTTTTAATATCTGAATATTACTTGATTTCCTTCCATCTGTTAAATCTAATTCCCATTCTTCATCGTCTTTTGGATTAATAAAACCAAAATTTGCATACAAAGGTTGTTTACCGTCAATTCTATTTGACATATCATCTAATAATATAGTATCTATTGATAATGCATTACATATATCTATAAAAATAATCATTAATAAATAACCTATGCCTTTATTTGCCAATAAATTATTTACTTTTTCTAAAATAGATTTATTTTGTTGTTCAGGATTAAAAAAACCTACATTAAAAAAATTTATATGTGCATCACCATTACTATCAATATTTGCATATATTCTTGGTTTTGCATTTCCGTTTTCAATTCCAAGAGTAGATAACTCAGATGAATGAATCATTAATATAATATTAGTTGTAGTATCCTTAATTTCATAAGAATATTCAACTTTAAATTTTTTATCACGAATCATATGATTATATTTACTGATAATTGTTTTATTTATATTATCTAATATAATCTTATTACGATATGTAGACATTATATAATAATATTATATTTAATTTTCTTTATTTTGTTCCACAAAATCCTAATTTTGCGAATGAGCTTTTTTTTTATTTTTCTTTATATTCTTTATTATATTTGTCTATATTAGTTAGAACATCTAATGTAGTTAACAGTTCAATTGGTTTAATTTACTAAATAATCATGTGCATTTCTTATGTTTTGTTTTTTTTAACTCTTCTATTATTTTACATCGAGATCTTTTATATGTTTTACGCATAAATAATATCTAAATATTATTATATAAATTTATATAAATAAGATAATTTATGTCTACTATTATTGGTAATAAATATGAAATAATAGAAAAAATTGGTGAAGGAACATTCGGTAAAGTATTTAAAGGAAAAAATATCAGAACGCAAGAAACCATTGCAATAAAGATTCAACATAAAGATATAGAAAATGTTTTAAAACATGAAGCTAAAATATATAAATATTTAAAAGATATTTTATGTATTCCAACAATAAGAAATTATGGTACAGAGTCTGGATTTAATTATTTAATATTAGATTTGTTAGGTCCTTCTCTCTCCAATATCGAGATAAAACCTAGAGAATGTATTAAATATATGATACAAGCAGTTAATATATTAAAAAATATACATGATATAGGCATTATAAATAGAGATATAAAACCTGATAATTTTTTATTAAATAATTTAAATGAACATAAAATCTATATAATAGATTTCGGATTAGCAAAATATTATTTATCTCCGAATAATAGTCATATTGCAGAGAGAAAAGATAGAAAACTTATAGGTACAGCAAAATATTCTAGTTTAAATATGCATAATGGTATTGAACCATCTAGAAGAGATGATATAGAATCATTATGTTATTCGTTTATTCAATTATATGGTATAAAACTTCCATGGAACGATATAAATACTAGTGAATTAAATGAATTAAATAAAGAAGAATTATATAATGAAATAAAAAAAAGCAAAGAAAATTTATTAGAATGGTTATTAGACGGCCCTATAGAATTTCTAGCAATACTTTTATATTGTAGAAAATTAAATTTTAATGAGAGACCAAATTATAATTATATTATATCAACCTTGGAAAATTTATTATCTATATTAATAAATTAATACATATAACAATGTCTATTTTGAAATATTATTACATTTTCACGCATCTTTGATATACATTGTGCATATTTTTCCTGTTCCTTTATATCAGAAATTCGAGCTATAAATTCTGTATTGAAATATTTCAATACAAATATTCTATTTTTTAAATACCAAATCTTATCAAGTGAAGTTATTGTATTATATTTATTGTATAAATAATATACATAAGAAGTATAATTATATTCATCGAGTTTAATTAATCTAGGTTGATTGTTAACTTTTTCAATTGATAAAAATTTATCTACTTTTTTAGATAATATATTTCTTATAATTGTATGATGATGTTTTTCAATTAGATAATTTTTTCTAACATGAAATATAACTTTTCTTTGTAGATCATATGGTAATTTATAATAAATATTCTTTAATTTTTTGCGAATTTTTTGACCATACCAAATTCTTTGAATGCACAAAACACTTGTATTAAATAATATTTTTGCATGAATAAAACAATATTTTTTATTATTAATTATAAACGAATAATTCTTTTTACAGATTAATGATGTGGAACTTGCTCGACAATTGCATCTTTTTGACATTTAAATTATTTAATATTATAATATATTTTATATTTATAATATTTCAATTTTAAACAATATAAAGACATTATATGCATATATATCATACACGATGACCTCAGAAACACCCGATGTTTCAACCACGCACAGTGAAAATAAATCGCTTACTAGCGGAAGAGTAAAATGGTTTAATAATAAAGCTGGATATGGATTTATTACAGTATTATCTGGAGAGCATACAAATGATGATGTATTTGTTCATCATTCTGCGATTACTGTTGATAAAGAACAATATAGATATCTAATTCAGGGCGAATATGTTAGTTTTATTTTATGTGCGGTAAAAGATGAAACACATAAATGGCAAGCAGGAACAGTTAGAGGAATGAATGATGGTAAACTAATGTGTGAAACACGCCATGAATCCCGTGTATCGCGCTCATCTGAACCAAGTCATATGAACCAAGAACGCGTACACCATCGTCAGAGAACTAGCGATAATAGAGAACAATATTCTAATCATGAACAAACGCATTACAGGATTAAATCGCGTGGTCCAGGACCGCGTGAAGGCGATGAGTGGATGTTGGTGCGTCGGAGTAAGTCGAGATATAGTCCCACACATAATCGTGCTGGACAACCAGAGGTTCTTCATAGTCGTAATAATAAAAATAATTAATTAAAATAATTAATTAAAATATTTCATAGATATAATAATATATTAATTATATTATTATATTAATTATATTATTATATTAATTATATTATTATATCTATGAAATATTTTAATTAATTATTTTAATTAATTATTTTTATAGATATAATAATATAAGCCAGGTATTAAAACAAATATTAAAAATAAGACTATATAAATAAATTTATATTTGCACATATTATTATTAATTATTAAAGATGAATTAAATGATATATCTAGATTATTATTATGAATTTCTAATGATGGATCTAACTGAATTTCAATAGCTGTATTATGTGAAAAATCCAAAAAATCATTGCTAAAATTATTATATTGATTACACATTAAACAATGATTATTAGATGGATTTTTTTCATACCAATTAAGTAAACAGCTTATGTGAAATACTTTATTACAGCATTTTACAATATAAATCACATCATCATTTTTTAATACTTCTAAACAGATTGGGCATTCTATACTATCATTATTAGATTCACTATTAGATTCATTATTAGATTTATTATCATTATTATCATTATTATTTGTAATCATCATATGATACATATAAATATATTTTTATATAAAAATTGACAATATATAAATTATTATATATGTATATTATATTATGAATAAATCAGATGGATCAATAAATATTTGCGATAGTAATAGATGTAAACAGTGCAATAAGAATATATCTTTACTTTCATTTAAATGTAAATGTAATAATTATTATTGTATTAAACATCTTTATTCCGACCTTCATGATTGCAAATATGATTATAAAGAAGAATCAAAAAAACAATTAATAAAAATGAATCCCTTAATATCATCAAAAAAAATAGAATCAATCTAAATATAATAGTCGGGGCGGGGGGTGTCCCCCCAACAGAATAGAA